CACGAAAAACGGCGGGGATTGGTTTTCCAAAGACTCCTCGCTAATGCGGAAGTACAGTTCTAAGAGTTCGGCCCGTAAAGCTGCTTCTGCTCAGATAGCCAAGATTCCTTTTCCGCTGGCTCAGCATATCGCGCGAGTCTTCAAACCAGAGGTACTGACATGCACGTGACCGAATCGTTCTTTGTCATCGAGCAGCCGAAACGCCACGAGCGTCGGTATATCCGTTTCTGGGAACTCGCGGTCTTGGTACATTGGCCTCACATGCCAGAACACGTTTTCACTCATCCTCAGGGTGACACTCATCTTTACCAACTCGCTCCGTTGAAGACAGACGGAACGCCTGGTACAACCTCAACGCCAGTAGTCTACACGGTCGATAACCCGGCGATTTGCAGCGTGACACCGAACAACGCGGTCGCGCTGGATCTTCAGTGTACGGTGGTCTATTTGACGCCGGGAACCGCGAACATCACGGCAACCGGAACGAATGAAGCGGGGCAAAGCTTCTCGACTACGTTTCAGTGCGTGGTGACTGCTGTAACCCCAAACCTGACAAGCAGCTTCAGCGTAAGCGAAATCAGCTAGGGCCAATTCTGGTATAGAATGGTTTCGAAAGGAGCCTTGTATCGAAGAACGCAACTGGATCGCGAAAGTTAGGGTTAATGCAGAGCATTCAGTACAATCGGCCCGGTGTAACAGCCGGGCCATTTTTTCGTGTACACTTCACTCATGAAGTTCCTGGACCGCTGGGTATCGCAACGCATCGGCAAAGTTCCCTGGGTACGCGATCTGCTCTCAAAGGCCGGCGAAGCGATCCGCGAAGCCCGCAGACTCTCGAAAGACCTGGGCGTAGACGAAGCGATGAAGATGGAAATGGAGATGCAGCTCTCCGGTTTCCGCAAACGCGCACAGGAACTCATCGAGCTTCGAGCGGCGGAACTGGCGTGTGTCGATCCCAAAGCCTATGAAGGTTTCGCCGAATCGCACGGACCAATCCAGAACGCAGTGCAGTTGAAAGAGCGGCTGTGGGAATTGGAACTTGCTCTTGAGGATCGCGGGTGGGTTCGGGAAGTCACGATGGCCGCGCTCGAATTCTCGCGGTTGGGAGTACAGCAACTCATCAAAATCTGCCGAATCTACGCGATCAAAAACCCGCTCATCAAACGCACGGCGGAAATCTGTATGCTGTACGTCTTCGGCAGAGGTTTCGAAGTGAGATCGGAAGACGAGACAGAAAACGATTGTATCCAAGCTCACCTGGCGTTGAATGATGGAGTGTTGGGCGCTGTGGCGATTGCGAATCTGGAAACCTCGATTCAGACGGACGGAACGTTGTATTTCGGATGTGAGACTTTACCGGATGGAACGGTGAAGCTCAACATGATCGAACCTCTGGAAGTGATGGACATCATCTGCAAGGCAGAGGACAAAAGCGTCCCGAGGTACTTCTATCGCAACTGGGTGCAAGAAGACTTCGACCCAGCGACTGGAGCGAAAAGCGCGACACCGATGAAGTGCTGGTATCAATCGCTTGAAGAGGCGATGGACCCCAAGGCCGAGAAGCCACCAGCTAGCATTGCGGGGGCAACCGTCAATCTAAACATGCCGATCCTTCGCGTGAAGGTTGGCAGCCCGCGGTTTTGGAGATGGGGCTTGCCGCCGATTTACGCGTGTATCGATTGGGCGCGAGCGTACAAAGACTTTCTGGAAGACTGGGCGACCGTGCAGCGAGCTCTTGCACGATTCGCTTTGATGGTGGAAACGAAAGGCGGACCCGGTGCGATCGCGGCTTACAACGCTCTTTTTAACACGACATTCGCCGATGCGGGAGGTACTCAGATTGAGAGGAATCCGCCTCCGGTTATGGGTTCTGCTCATATTTCTGGGCCCGGCAATCAGATACAACCTTTTAAGACTGCCAATGCTCAGACGTCGCCCGAACAAGCCAGACGAGTACTTCTCATGCACTGTGCTGGGTCTGGAATGCCAGAGACGTTCTTCGGGGACGCAAGCACTGGTAGCCTTGCAACTGCGGTTTCGCTGGATCGACCGACAGAACTAAAGTTCACCGAGATCCAACGCCGGTGGACGCACACGATAAAGACACTGCTCGAATACGCGCTGATGTGCGCCAAGCAAACACCTGGCTCGAAGATGCGAGAAGCGCGGCAAGCCAATCCAGCGCCACAACCATCGGAGATTTACATCAAGTTCCCGAATGTCATCGAGCATGACATCCTGACCATGATTCAGGCGATTGTGGATATCGGGACGGGTGGGGGACGCAATGGCATCTTTGCTGGGATTGTGGATCGTAAGACGATTTGCGAATTGCTCTTGGCAGAGATCGGCTACGAGAAACGCGGAATGCTGCTCGATAAGATTTACGGGGCGAAGTACGATCCAGCGGCGGATGTGACGGATCAACGTTCTCAAGTTCCGGCACAGAGCATCATGCAGCCTCAGGGGAAGGCGCTCACAAGTTTGAGCCTGCCGCCTCCATTACCGCCTCCACCACCTCCACCGGTGCCGGTTGCGCCGGAGGGTCAGCAGCCTCCACCGAAACCGGGCGCGCCTGTACCACCGAAAGCTACGGTGCGGCCGAACGGTCCACCAGGGAAGGCTCCAGCGAAGACGGTAGCGGAAGCGCGGCGGGTATTCGAAGAGGCGATGGAGCGGCTTGCGTCTCGCACGTAACGAACGCATCGCAGTTCGGAAGACAGTCAAGAAGCTGGACGGCGATCCGTGTCACATGCTCGAAGTCGAACACGTTGAATCGGGCGAAATCGTCATGCGGTGCATGTTAGGTGATGATGAAGGCGTAGAGCGGATAGCGGACTTTTTGAGTTCCAAGCATTACCAGGAAGCGGCAGAGAAAGTGAGACGTCTGGTGAAGCAATCGAGACCACGTCCAGGCTAACGTGTGATACACTGAGCGCAATCTGAATCAGATCAGAGGCGCGCTTGGGAAAACTGGGCGCGCTTTAAAACATGGCTCTATCGGCTAACTCAGTTTGGGAAGTTCGCACGGCTGGCTCCGACACCAACGGGGGAGCCTTTGTCGCTGGGGCGTCGGGGACAGATTTTTCTCAGCAAAATTCAAAGAACACTGCAGGGAACAACATCAGCACCACCGATCTGGTAGCTACAGGAGTGGCTACGGTGACATCGGCCACGGCATCGTTCACGGCGGCGATTGTAGGCAACATCATCTACTTGAGCGGTACCGGTCTAACCACAGGCTGGTACCAGGCAGTCACCTTCACCAACAGCACCACGATTGTTTTAGATCGTTCTCCAGGAACGGGAACGAACGGGGTCATGAACATCGGCGGCGCGCTCGCTAGCCTAGGCATGGTGGGAGCCAGCTTCATAACCTCCAACATCGTTTGGATAAAAAACGGAAGCTACTCTGTCACGAGCGCGAGCAACAATGTGTCGGGAGGCTGCTTCAGTTCGGCGGCTGCTACGTGCAGGGTAGAGGGGTACAATTCCACTCGTGGCGACATGGGATCTCCACCTACACTGACGGCAAGCGGTATCAGCACTTTCATATTGGTGAATTTCACAGGCAATGAGGTGGCTTGCGGAAACCTTATTCTCAACGGATCTGCGCTCACTAGTAGTTGCGCTACAGCGGGTTCAGGCAGAATGGTTTGGTACGGCATTGCGGCACAGAACTGCACCAACGGTGGGATTAAGAACACTTCTGGAAGCGCCCTTGCTATTAACTGCACAGCAACAGGGTGCTCGGTCGTATCGGCAATCCGGGTGCCACGTTGCTACGGCTGCCAATCGTTCAGCAACACCGTTACGGCATTCGACTCTGACGCCTCACCGTCCGGTTATTTCGTGAACTGTCTGGCCTACGGAAACACCGGCGCCACTTCAGACGGCTTCAACCCTTCAAGCAATGCCACCTTAATAAATTGCGTAGCATATGGAAATGGGCGTGATGGATTCAGGGCTGGAGGTGGGGCGGGTCTTGTGGGAATGTTGCAGAACTGCATCGCAGAAGCCAACACCGGGTTTGGTTTCAATGATACCGGAGACTCCTTCCAGTTGATGAATTGTGCAGCGTATAACAACACCGGAGGAAATACCTCGTTCTCCTCTTCGACAATCAACACTAGTTTCACCATCGGCGTGTCCTCCTTCTTCATTGCCGCAGGGAGCAATAATTTCCAACTGAATAACACCGCGGGTGCGGGCGGTGCACTTCGTGGGACGGCGTTTCCCGCCAGCTTTGCGAGTGGCAGCACTTCTACATTTCGAGATGTAGGGATTGCTCAACACCAGGACTCGCCGGATGTCATCGCTCCAGTGATCAACATGTACGAGACACGCTATCAGTAATCGTGTACACTAACCCCAAGGAGATTTCATGCCACGCATCTACGAAGTAACTTTTGAAAACGTCACCGTTTCGGCGGCTCAGACGCTTGTAAGTTTGACCATCGCTGCCGGCGTTCGAACGGTGAAAGTCAAGCGTATGCGTGTTGGCGCAACCAACACGTCCATTCCGACTGCACAAATGCTTCAGATTCGTGCGCGTCTTTCTTCTGCTACGTTCACCGTTGGATCGGGTGGCGCCGCGGCCACTCCGAGACCTGTAGATATCGGTGATGCGGCGGCTACCGCAACGGCGCGCGTCAACGACACCACCACTGGAACCACAACGGGGGCTTTCACGATACTTGAAGAGACGGGCTGCCATATTTACGCAGGCTACGACTTCAGCTACCCGCAAGGGCGGGAACCCGTCTTCGGAGGTGCTGAGGCTTTTCTTTTTGAATTGCTCTCCACAGTGTCCGGAACCTGTGCGTTCTCGGGTGGCGTGACGTTCGAAGAGACTGGCGGCTAACCGCTAGGTTAGGCCCCGTGTGATCGTACGGTACAGCCTTGTCATCATCGAGACGCTGGGGCTCATCAAGAGCACCGGCTGGCTCCCGTACACTGCCGCTCCACCAGCGGTTGACCAATTAGCGTGGCAAAAGGTCAACCGTTCGGTGGAGCAATCCCCACCAGACAATCCAAGCCAGCAACCACGCTGGATTCCTGACGCATCCAATCTAGGCACGGATCAGATTCCCTGGCGCGGCGGTCTGCAGCGCGGTGTTGAGTACACCTTTGCGGACGGTGGCCAGCGTGCGAGGTGGTTGCCGGACAATTCCGGGCTTGGCTCGGATCAAATCGCATGGCGCGCGATTCAGCGCAACATCCAATATCAGGGGGAAGAACTCGGGCGCAAGACGCAATGGGTTCCCGATGCTTCGAACCTCTCACAAGACCAGATACCGTGGCGCGGCATCAACCGCGGCGTAGAATACCAGTTCGATGAAGGTGGCCGTGTCAAAGCGAACGTAGCGCCCTGGGTCACCCAAGCACCAGTTATAGACAATCTCGCGTGGCAGAAGGTCAAGCGGAACGTTGACTACAGCTTTGACGATGCCGGCAGAACTGCACGGTGGATACCGGACGCCTCAAGTCTCAATAACGACCAGATCGCATGGCGTGGACTCCAACGCTCGATAGCCTACACGTTCGATGAAGGTGGCTTGGCTAAAACTTCGGGATGGATTTACCCGTTCCAACCACCACCAGCAGATTACCTGACGTGGCGCCGGATCAATCGCGACGTCCAGTACACCTTTGACGAAGCTGGGCGCGTCAAGGTGAATGTCTCGCCGTGGACCGCGCAAGCCCCGGTAATCGATAACCTGGCTTGGCAAAAGCTCAAGCGCTCCGTTGACTACGCTTTCGAAGAAGCTGGGCGGGCGCGAGCTGGCGGCTGGCTATTCACTACGCCAGTGGTGGTGGTGGAAAACCTTGCGTGGCGCGCGCTTCACCGATCCATTGATTACCAGTTTGAAGAAGCTGGGCGGGCGCCGGCGCGCGGATACCCGTTCTCGTTCCAAGCTCCTACTATCGACAACCTCGCGTGGCAGAAACTTGCGCGCGCAGTTGAGTATTTCTTCCAGGATGGCGGGCGCGCCAACTTCGGCGGATACCTGTTTGCGCCTCAACAGCCACCACCGCCAGTCAACGTGGTGATACGTCCGGTGGGAAGCGCACGAGCAGCCGGACCGATCGGAATTATTGTTTCCGGATCTCCAGAGGGTACTATAGTCTGATGACATTTTTCGGAGATAGAGCACTCGGGGAAAAGTTCTTATTTAACGGAATAGAACTCACCAAGACATCATCGGACTGGAAGAACACTGACGGCAAACTCGTCCCTAACTGTGTCGATAAAGAGGGCCACACCTACTGTTTTGGGGTAAACGTGTTCACGAGGCTTACCTGATGGCGCTGCAACTGTCGATGACTCAGAACAAAACGGGTGTATTCTTCCTGAGCGTTTTTCAATCTGACGGCGTGACGCCGCAATCGCTTGTCGGCTCTACGCTCTGGTTTCACGCAGCTTACACACCAGCGGGATTCTCGCTCAACAAAAGCTCACCGAGTTCCGGCATCACTATAAACAACAGCGCTGGTGGAACGGATTGCGCGACGTTGCAGATCGAGCCGGGCGACACGGCGGCGCTAGCGCTGGGTCCGGAAGCTGTTGCGACGATGGACTGTGAATTGACGTTGCAGAACGGCTCAGAGGATTACGAACTCAATCGCGGAACGCTGACCGTGACCGGAAACGTGGGGACACCTTGAAGCTGTACCTGATGCGCCACTCACAACCCGTCGACGGAATGAGAATGGACCCAACCCGTCCTCTGACCGATACCGGAAAAGATCAGTCGCGCATGATGGCAAAGTGGCTGAAGAAACAGCTTCCACCCCACGATTTGCTTTTGCAGTCCAACATGAAACGTTCGCAGCAGACGGCCAAGCACATCGGCAAGAAGCTGGACCTGAACCCGGTAACGACTTCAGCACTCGACCCGGATGCGAAGCCGGAAGATGCGTTAGCCGAGATTCAACGCTTGGGAGCAGGCAAGAAATCGGTTGTCGTCGTTTCGCATTCGCCTTTGGTGCAGCACCTGGTCGCGCACATGACCGGGATGCCGAGTTCCAGCCCGATCCATTTCCCTCACGCAGCGGTGGCGCACCTGGAACCGATACCACCCAGGAAGCCGGTAACCGAGGCTCAGCTTAAGAAGCGCTCCAAGAGGCTGAGAGAGGCTGCGGATGAAGGGGCCACGGAGAAAAGCTGGGTAGGGGGGACATGTGAGACGTGTATTGAGAATGCGGACGCCGGGTGGATTGATATGGACGATCAGTTTCCCTCAGGTGATGATGAACCACCTGCACACCCAAACTGCAATTGCGAACTCGAAACGCGCGACGTGCAGGAAGCGCGAGCAGTTGAAGCACGAGAGGGTTATCCGATTCGAACCATTCCACCGAAACAGATAGCCACACTTCACAGCCTGGTGACTCCGAACGTGGTGGCGCGCGACGAAGACGATCTGAAGTTGGTAACTGACGATTCCAAAGCTGTGGTGGAAGCGGCGCGGGCATATGTCGAAGCCTTAGAACACGATACCGAGTCTGTGCAAATCTGACCATCTTCGGCGTCTTACCTTCGGTTACTATCCTTGCGAAGGAGATCCGCCACATGGAACACGAAAAGCCAGTTGAGGAGAGACCCGATCCGCAGGCCGGCGAAAAGAAAGCGCCTGGGCGCGACCAGCGACCAGAAGATCCGCACCACAAGCAACCCCAAGGCTCCAAGCGTCTGACGGTGATGTTCAAAGGCGTCGGCCATGGAGTTGAAGTGCAGCCCGGTTCGCTCGCTTCAGACGTTCTAGCACAAGTCGGAGCGGTCGGAACGGCAGCAAAGCTTTCAAAGAGTGAGGGTCCAGGGAAAGGCTTTGCGTTGACAGACAAGGTTTACGAACACGTCAACGACACCGACACTCTGTACGTCACCTAGTAGGCGCTGGCCTAGGTGGAAGCGCTACAATCTGAGCATGACAGCAGCCCTGGGGATGGTTCAGGATTGGCTCAAGAGGCTCTCACCGGTTGAAAGGCTCGCGGCCTTCGGAGTTTTGCAGGACACGTATTGCTTCTCGTGTGGTTTCCGCGTAGACAATTGCAAGTGCGGGCATTACAGGCACGGATTGCCGAAAAAGCCGCGTGAAACACCAGTTCCATCAGCGACCGTTTGAAGGCGGCGGTCCTAGCGTTTTCAAGAAGTCGCGGCGCTGAGTCAGTTCTGGAGTCTCGAAGCTGGCGATTCGTTGTAACCTGACGGCCAGCTGGAACTCACCGCGCTTTTTTGCAACATCGACACAAGCCTGCACTCCAGCTTTGAATCCCTCCTGGTACGCTTCCCGTTCATTCAGTGGTTTCACGGTTTTACGATAGCCTCGATAGTACTCGGCTCGGCTCTTTTCTGCCATGGCTGCAATACTACCACAACAGAATGTTGCGCAACATCCCTGTACAGCAATGGGTGGTGTGGCGTAAGCTCTTGAAAAATGAGTACTAGTACTCTTTCGCCGGGAATCCAGCTTGTAGCGCTCAAAATCCAGGAAGCTGCCATGATGCATGGCGACGTCCGAAAAGCGCTCTCGGACGCGATCAACGACCACGCCAAAGACAAGAGTTACAAGCACGCGGGCGATTCCTACATCGATCACGATGGAGACGGAACCGAGGGCAACTGCATCTTTTCGTGCAAGGGTGACATACGCTCAGCTCCTTACGAAATGTCAGCCCGAGGCAAGACGGCGCCCGAGGCCTCGATTGACTTCGACAATTCCAAGAACGTGCTGCCGGTTACAAGCTACGTTCCAGAAGCGGGCGAAGGCGACGAATACACGGCTATGGATGAAGCGGTGCGGAAGGAAGGCATCTACCTCCAGCTCCCCATCTACGAGCGGTTCATTGGGGCGAAAGCTCGAAACGCTGCGGACTCCGGTAGCTTCGCCGGTAAAGGCAAGAGCTTCCCAATTCTGAAGTCAGAGGATGTTTCCGCGGCGCTGCATTCGCTGGGGCGCGCGGGACCGGGGAACTACTCGACCGACACGATCCGGGCGAACATCAAACGCATCGCGAAAGCGAAAGGATTTGCGTTGCCGGATTCGCTGAAGGATGCGTGGTCCACGTGGAAGCCGGAAGGTGCGTTGCTGCTCGAAAGCTCCGCGCACTTCTGTGAGGCTCCGCGTCTCGCTGAAGCCGCGACCGCAACCTATCCGATCAAACTCATTTCGCCGGGCCGGGGAACGAGCGGTTACTATCCTCCCGAGGTTTTGAAGAAAGCCGCTGAGGCAAAGGTCTTCAAAGCCGGAACGCAGATGTTTTGGAATCACGATACCGATGCTGAAGAGTCTGCGCGTCCCGAGGGTGACCTTAACCGTCTTGCTGCTGTTACTACCACCGACGCAGCTTGGAATGAATCGGGGCACGATGGGCCTGGCTTGTACGCTCATGCCAAAGTGTTCTCCGATTACGCGGACAAGGTGAAGGAAATGGGGCCGCACATCGGGCTATCGATTCGCGCTGGTGGTGATCGCGACGAATCGGCCAAAGGGCCGGACGGCAAACCACGAGTCATCACGGCACTGAAGAACGCGGCGAGTGTGGATTTTGTCACGAAGGCCGGCCGGGATGGAAAGATTTTCACGGAGTCGAAAAAAGAGGGAGAGGTAGACATGGACAAAAACGAGGTTCTTGCGCTCATCAAAGAGAGCACGGCACCGCTGGAGGCCGAGAACAAAAAGCTTCGCGAGCAGCTTATGCGCTCGGATGGCCCGCGGGTTATCCGTGAGCACCTGGCCGACATTCGCCTACCGGACTCCGGGAAGAACGAAGTGATACGCCGGATCTTGTCGGAAGGCATCCCCGACGATCCAAAGAAACTGAAGGAAGCCGTCGAGCGCGTCTCGAAAGACGTTGCACAGTTCCTGATGGAAGCCGGGTACTCGGGTGGATCGAACTTCGGCGCACGCATGACCGAAGCCGAGGCCGCGAAATTCAGCGAGGCCGACGAAAAGGAACTGACGGAGCGCTTCGAGAAGTCTATCGGCTCTCTCGTTGACATCTTCGTAGGTCCCAAGCTCGCGGAGTCGGCAGGACGCGCGTACGAGCTTCGGAAAGAAGCGCGGAAAGCTTTCAAGAAAGGGCGGGCAGCGTAGGTCATGACGAACAAATACCTTGAACGCTTCGCAACGCTGGTCTTGCAGATGCCCTCGGGCATCAACATCGCAACCGGCGTTGTTCTTTTGCTCGGTCGCGGAACTCATGTAATGGCCGGTGTTTCGGCTACGGCTCAGAACACCACCAATCCCGTCTACGATTCCAACAGCGGATACCTGACGGTTGACTTCGAGGGTGCTTTCAATCTTTCGGTTGAAGCGCAAACGCAAGGCTCGCCTTCGGCCGGCGCGGCCATCAAGATCGGTGACGGGGTGTATGCGGACGGTGGAACCTACGACATCAACACCGGCATCACCTACGGTTCCAAGCTTTCGGCTGACACCACCGGAACTTTTATTGGAATCGCTTTGCAGCCGATTGCGGCGGGATTGACGGCGGTCATTCCGGTGCTGTTGAAGAACGCAGCCTAACGAGAGGAAACCATGACTCCATTCACAGAAGTAGCGAAAAACTGGGGCGACTTCAAAGCACCGTGGGTGCGAAACGGCGGTGCATTCGACGGCAACGAATCGCGGTCTATCGAGGGCTTGCTCCGCGATAACGGCTCGAACGCCTATCGGGACACGGAACCCGGTTACGGTCGGGTGGCCAACATCTCGCGCGCGATCTTCGAGCGGCGCGGGCGCCGGTACTATGAGCACCGCATGTCCGAGGCTGCGAGTCTCATCTATCGCGGGTTCCGAGGATCGAAGCGCGATCTGCTGAACCTGCAGGAAGCGATGTCCATCTCGGATTTCCCCAACCTGTTCGGCGATGTGATCGACCGCGCTGTCTTGGCGAATTATCTGGAGACGCCGTACACCTGGAACCTGGTTGCGCATCAAGCTGAAGTTTCCGACTTCCGGCCCGTGCGGAGGTTCAGGGTTGACGGTGGAACCGGATTGCTCGCTGCGATTCAAACGAGCAGCGATCCGAATCCTGGCCAATTGCTACCCATTGAACAGGGTGGCCAATACCCGGAAGACTACCTGACTGATGCGCAGTACACCTATCGGCTGGCGAAATACGGTAAACGGATGCCGTTCTTCTGGGAGACTTTCGTCAATGACGATTTGAACGCGCTGAAGGATACGCCTGCAAGATTCGGACGCGGCGCGCGGCGAACCGAAGAGTTCTTCGTCACTCAGCTCTATGCTGGCAATTTGACGTTTTTCTCGAACGCAAACAAAAACCGCGTGAATGCTGCGAACGCCGGGGGTGCTTTCACGAAGAATGATCCGGCGCTTAACATCACGGCTTTGCAACAGGCAATCGTGGTGCTGATGAACCAAGTTGACACCACGGGTCAGCCAATCTCGGTTGAGGCGATGACCTTGGTTGTTCCGCCCGCTCTCAAGACTGTGGCTATGAACATCCTCAACACGGATTACGTGTGGATGGGCGATCAGGGTGGAACCAACGGCGGCGCGAACACATTTCCGCTACAGCAAATGCATGCGATGAACTGGGCGAAGAACATCGTGCGGTTGGCGGTTAACTACTACTTGCCCATCGTCGATACCGTTCAGGGGACCACCGGGTGGTATCTGTTTTCGAATCCGGAAAACGGACGCCCGGCTCTCGAATTCGGAAAGCTTCGCGGCCACAACACCCCGGAGCTTTTCATGAAGTTGCCGAACAGCGTGGCAATTGGTGAAGGAACGATGGGACCGGGACCGGGAGTTATTCCGGGGACTTCGAACATGTCTCCGCTTGAAGGTGACTTCGACACGGATTCGGTTCACTACAAAATCCGCGACGTATTCGGTGGAACGCAGATCGATCCGATCATGGCTGTTTTCTCAGCGGGGACTACGCCGTAATGGTTATACAGGCGGTGTTTTCGAAAGGGACCGGCAGCGCCTAAACAGTGCCTGATGTCTTTCACATACGACTTTACGAATTACCCGCAGCTTTCAACGGTGAGGCTGCTGGTGTTCGACACCAACCCCGCGCAACCGATCTTTCAGGACGACGAGATCAACGCAGCAATGCAGATCGAGTCGTCCGGGAACGTCGGCTATCCCTCGGTCATCATCGGACTGACGGGCTACAATCCCGCTGTGCCGGTGCAACAGGTGATCTCCTACCGGCGAAGCGCGGCGCTACTACTCCGGGCGCTCGGGAGTTCGAAGGCGCGGAATCTCATCGAGAGCGTGTTGGACGTGAAGATGGACGGTCCAGCGGCAAGCGCGGCGTTGAACAAAATCGCGGACAGCTACATCGAAGACGAAGCGAATGCGGGCTACTTCGCAATTTCAGAGATGGTTCAGGATTCGTTCTCGATCCGGGAACGGCTTTGGAAGATGTTGTATCGGCAGAACAACACGTAATGGCTTACCAGGGCATAGCATACGATCTCGCGGACGTGATGGTTGAGTTCAATAACTCAGGCCTCGCGGTTTCGCTCTGTTCGATTCAAGCTCCTGACGGAATTAACGGACCTTCCGGCGCGCCGTCTGGCAATTATCTTCCAGTGTCAGGCCTGCAAGCGATTGTCTGCATGGATGCGCCGGAAGGAACTGGCACGGGCATCTCAGCTATCGAGCAACGTCTCCCAGGCGAAGTGGAATCGTCAGGTCTTCGCCACGTTCTGTTGAATGGAAGCTATCCGCAGTTGGGACCGTCAACCAATTGGGGAGATGTCGGGTGGAGAGCGGTTCTCACCAACACGGTGACGAATCAGACCCAGACGTACGACATTTATGGCGCTGAGCCCGATTCGCAGGGAACGCAGACCAGAATGCGCCTCAGGGTAGTAAATTTATGATCTCCGCTACAGCCACATTTCGGCCGCGCAACGACCTCGGTCAGTTCATCGGCGTGGTGATCACTCCAGCAGTCCTGGCAAGCGTAGAGGCGGCGTGCGCGCTCATCCAGGCCACGGCACAGGAATATTGCCCAGTGGATACCGGACGGCTCCGGGACTCCATCACGGTGGAAGTGGAGCAGCTCGACACTACCGTACGGGGAACTGTTGGACCGCATACGGATTACGCGGCTTTCGTTGAGTTCGGAACCGGTGTCCGGGGCGCGAGTTCGCCGGGTGCTGGCGCTGGGCCGTACGATCCGAACTGGCCCGGCATGGTGGCTCAGCCTTACATGCGGCCGGCGATGGATGAATCGGTGGGTCCGATCATGGAACTGTTTCGTTCCCAGATTGGGGCGGCGTTCAATGCATGAGCAATTCGCTAGAAGCGTTGCTGTTATCGCAGGCATCGGCTTACTCGCCGTTGGCGTCTTTGCTTGCTGCGGCGCCGGGAAACCCATCAGCCATCGCATGGTACGACAATCAGCTAGCCCAAGGCTCCACGTATCCGGCGATCGTCGTACAGAAGATTTCACAACCGCAATCTTACGCACTCACCGGGCGAATGGCGACCGCACAGGCTCGGGTCCAGTTTACTATCTGGGACACCAATCCGGAGCGCGCGCGAACAGTCGAGCAAGCGCTTTATCAATTTCTGGATCAGTTCAACGGCGTGGGACTGGCGAACTTGCCGGGGTACCCGAACGAAGTAGCGGGCGTGAGGCAGGGTTACTCACCCCAACCAACTCCCCCACGGT